GGTTGATATTGTCGTTCGCTGCGGCACCGAGCCGATCAAGATTGCTGCCCGCCTTGGCCGTCGCCGGTCCTACAGCCGACAATCGCTCAATCAGTGCCGACCACTTTCCTCGCAAGATGTCCAGTCTCGTAATCTGCCGTTCGCTCGCAGCAGTGACGAGATCGAAGGTCGGTTTGATTCCCGCCGCCGCTCGTTGGACAGTGCCCATAGCTGTACCGGTCGACAACGCCGCCTTGGTGAGATTGTTCACCGACGCGCCAGCACCCGAAGCAGCCGCCTGGAACGACTTGATCCCGGTGCTCGCACCGTTCGCACCGCGTGTGACACCTGCTGCGGCGTTGTTGAAGTTCTCGGTTGCCTTCTCAGCCTTGGTGGCGCTCGGGACCAGTGCATCGAGCGATGCCTTGGCGTCCTTCAGCGCACGGGTGTCTGCGGAGAAGCCTAGCTTTGCTATGTCCATGCCCGCTACTTCCCTTTACCGGCGTTTCGTTCCGCTTCCTCGGCCTGAGCCGCGCGGTGCGCGTCCAATTCTTTATTCGTTTCGTCGCAAAAGGCAACGTCCATCGCCGCGAGAATATCAAACTCCCACGAATATACAATGTTGCCGGTGATCTGCTGCCAAGCGACCCACTCGGTCGGCGGGATCGGGGCGCAAACACCCTCCAATACTCGCCGAATCCGAGCGTTCGCATCGTAGAACCAGTCGACCAGATACTCACCCACCTCGGGTACGTCGAGTTCCGGGACTGGTTGGTTCTCAGGATAGTATTCGCGTCGCGTGAGGCGAACCGTCTCACCGTCCTGCTTGAAGTCCTTAACCGGTGTGTCGTACCGGGTGTGGACGCGGACGGCTTCGACTAGTTCGTCTCGGAGTTCCCGAAAAAAGCCTTGGTGTCCCCGATCGCCTCCTGCACTTGGTCGGCGAACCAGTACAGTTCCTTGGCAATGGCGAGAAAGTTCTTCTGGTTGTACGCGGGCTTTTCACCTTGGAAACTCGGCATTTGGTCGGGATCGTACCCGTCATCGCCTTCTTCGCCGGTCGGGTTGTACCATTCCCATCCGGTCGTCCCGGTGAACATCAGCATGTGCTGGTTGCGTTCGAGTTCGTCGCTCTTGAACGACTTACCCTTGGCCTGTGCCTTCAGGCTGTTGTCGGTGATCTGGCGACGGATCGACTTCATCCGATCATCTTCGAGCGAGAGCAGCGTGACGCGGATGCCAATGGGGAGGTCGGTTGCAGGGTGCAGAATTTCGATCGTGCGTTCGGACGGTTTGAGGGTCGACAGGTCCATGTGATGCTCCAAAGAAAAGGGTGCCGACACACATGCGCCAGCACCCCAAAACTGTCAAGTCGGTAAGTAGATCAGGCGCCGCTGGTCGGGTCGACCTTGATCTGCTTCTGCACCAGACCGCAGCCGAAGATTTCGAGATCGAAGTCCTCGTTGCGACCGTTCGGCTCGCGCGGACCGGTGATGAGGCCACGGTTGTACCGGACGGTGGGCGTGCTGGCCGGATTGGCGTCGGGCACGTCCGTACCCTCGATTTTGAGCGCGTAGATCAGGTTGGTCGCTGCGGCGGTGCGCAGAATGACCTGGCCGGCGTCGTCGGGATCGCGAGCAACTTCGATGTCGGGCGAACCGGCGTCGGTCAGACCCTTCGCCTTCTGCACCACATCGTCGCCCCACGTCTCGTAGTTGAGGATGTTGGTGCTGCTGCCGGTTTCACCGACCGAACCGACATCGCCGACTTCGACCCAAGTGAGACCTTCGTACTCGGTCTGGTTCAGTTCGTCGGGTTGGGCGGTGGCGCAGACGTAGAGCTTGCTGCCAGCGTTGGTGTTGAAGTAGCCGGATGCGACCAGACCGGTCAGCGCGGCGAACATTGCGGTTTTCATAACTATTTCCCCTAGCGGAACGACTGGTACGAGATCGACACCGGAAACAGGATTTCGGACCCGTTCTCGATTGGACCTGTGGGGTTCGGCTTACCCGATACTTGGACGGACTGCAACATCCTTCCCTTGTGGAAGTACGAGGTGATCGAAGCGAGCAGTTCGACCGGCTCGTATATACCGCTGGTTCAGTTCGTCACCCCAAAAGTCGTCGGCGTTGTTCGGCACCCACACCAGTTCGAGGTACTTCTGATCGATCGGCACGACCCACTCGCCGTCACCCTGATTGCCGAGCAGCAGATACTTGATCGGGAGGTTCGGGTCATCGGATGCCGCGACCGCAGCGGTGACCGCCTGCTGCAACGCGGACAGGATGGAGGATTCGTTCTGCATCACCGTGATCCCTTGTTCACCGTGTCGATAGCAAAAGCGACGTAGCGAGGCCAGTGCTGTATCGAGGCTTCCATGAACCCATCGTAGAGTTCGCGATACTGCGCGTAATTGGCGACCCACCCCCAATAGAAGGTGTCGCCGAACTCCATGTTCATCAGCACAGCATTGAGTGCCTTACCGTCCCACTGGTATTGACCCGGCAAAGCGTCCGATGGTCGCGCACCTTCTCCGGTCGGCCACCCTTCAAGACTTGCTCGCCCTGAATTGCGCAACCACCCCGTGTCGACGCGCATGCGCCCACCCTTGGCAACCGGCGTCTGCATGTTGACCACCATGTCGTTGAGCGAGGCGCGCATCACGTCGAGCATCTTCTGCTCGGTGCGGTCGACCATCGCGCTCACATCTGCAGCGAACGAACCGTATGCGCGGCGCCGACCGACATAAGCACCCTGAGCCATCAGCGATACCTCCACAAATAGTCAATCTCGTAGCGGACCTTGCAACGGCAATCGATCACTTCAGCGCCCGGTGCGTTGAGGGACGTGTCGTGCGGGTGCATGAGGCGCGCGCCGGACGGTGACACGAACGGCTCGTCGATCCCGACCGTCTGCCCGTCCATCTCGCGGTGCGTGTGGCGCACCCGTCCATCCCCTGCACTGTCCCACACCTTCTTCGCTGCTTCGAGCGGCAGGTCTGATTTGGCAAGCGCCTGTCGCGTCGCTTCGTACTCGCTCTTGTTGAGCGCAGACAGCGCCTCGGTCCGCCCGATCGTCTCACCGCGGTGGAGCAGGGCGCGGGCGCGATACCGGTCGGTCAGCTTGTCCACCGTGGCTTGCGGCAACGGCTTGCCTTCCTCGATCGCCTTGCGCACCACGCTGTCGAACCGCGCGTCGCGCAGTTTCATGTCGAAGTAGGACTTGTCGAGATTGACCAGTTTGAGCCGTGCGTTGTTCGACCAGTATATCTCGCGCTCGCCGAGACCGATCGCACCACCCTCGCGTTTGCCGGTCGTTCGATCCATCCGACCCACAATGTCAAGTGCGATGCTACGGGGGTTGCGACCCGCCGCCGCGCCCTGCTGCATGGTCGAACGCACCGCGTGCCGCACATCTTCTTCGATGTTGGTGATGAGGGACGATGATTTCTCGCCGAGCCACTTCTCCATGTCGCGATCTCGCACATTGAACCGGTTGACGAACTTGAGACCCGCCGCATCCTCGCCGTACTTCGGCAATGCAGCCATGAGGATCGCACCACCCGCTTCAGCGGCGCGCATCATCGTCATGTAGTAGGTGTTGAACACGGCGGGGTTGTACCCGAGCGCACGCAGCGCACCTTCGACATCGCCGCGCTCGACCATCTCGACCACTTGCTTCAGCACAACATTGTCGCGGAGGGACTGTACTGTTTGAGCAGTTCGGTGAGTTGCGCATCGGTCATCAGCGACGCACCAGTACAGTCCAGACAATCGGGTCACCCGCTGCGGGTCGTGCCATGATCTCAATCACCTTGTGGCGCACACCATCGATGTCGATGAAACCGGACATATCGGGCGTCACCGTTCCGTCGTTGGGAATGCTCACCTGCTTGTCGGTTGCGACAATGCTCGTACCGTTCACATATTTCGTTTCGACCGGTCGCGCGGTTGTATTGATCGGAACGGGTGTGCCGGGGGCCGATGAAGCAGGTCGATCCGGTGTTGCACCGGGTGTCACGACAATCGGTACATATCGCACATCACCCTGCTTGAACTCTTGGAACAGTTCACCAGCGATGGGTCGCAGATCATCATAAATCGACATAATAACTTGACCACCCTGTAAGTATTGCTATGACCACATGGCTCAAACGATTCGATTCGTCAACCAGAAGGAGATTGAGCATGACCAAACCGAAGCAGACCCGCACTGCACCCGAGATCGCCACCGGTGAAGCACCCAAGGATTTCACGCCGCCCGCCAAGCCCGCTGCGCGCGGTGGTGGTAGCAAGCCGCTTTACCCGTTCGATGACCTGGCGAACGTCGGTGATTTCTTCGGTGTGAAGAACAAGGACGTGCGTCAGATGACCGGCCCGATCCGCAGCGCGCAGAAGCGTCACACCGATGAAGTGAAGGATGCCGCCGGCGAGGTCGTCAGCACCACCGTCAACCGCGAATTTTACGCGGTCGAAGTCGACGATGCGACTGCGAAGAAGCTGAAGGGCACCGACTTCGAAGGCTCGTCCGTTCTGGTCGTCCGCAGCAAGTAAACCCATGCTTCGCTGCGGTACGGAGCCGCCCCGGTCACTCGTTGGTCGGGGCGGTTTTTTATGCGCGGACTGAGCCGATTGACAGCGATGAGACATTGCCGGCACCTCCCATGATGCGGGCCAGAGCATTCCCGATTGCGGGAAACTGCTTCTGGACGGTAGCTGCATCGAGCGCCCGATACTTCACTCGAAGCGCACCCTCGATCGAAACCTCGCTGTACTTGTGCGGGGTGTAGTCGGTGACGAGCGATCCGCTCTCGGCGAGTTCTCGATAGGCCGCTTCATACGTTGCGCGCTCGACCTCGATCGGGACGGACGTTGAACTGACCGGGAACCCGTCACGGTCCTCCACCCACGAACGCGGCCAGTCACGCTCCTGTGTCGCGCTGCTGGCAACTTTGTGACCGGGCCACCGATGCCCGAACGAACCATCGAGCCATTCCGATGCGACGAGCAGGGCGACGTTGACATCCGCATCGTCACGGGCGCTCTCATCACGACCGCGCGCCGCATGGTATGCCTTGTAGTCCGTTGCGTTGCCGTAGAAACTCATCTGCTCGCTCCACATGAAAAGGGCGGCAGGATCGCCCCGCCGCCCCTTCCTATCACGCTCGACGCGGGGATGCTAGTGCATCAGCGGCGTCACTGCGCTTTG